TCGTGTTCGGCAACTTCGCTGACCTGGTGATCGGCATGTGGGGCAGCCTGGACCTGATGGTGGACCCGTACACCGGCAGCACCGCCGGCACCGTGCGCGTGGTGGCCCTGCAAGACGTGGACGTGCAACTCCGCAACGTGGTGAGCTTCGCCACGATGGTGGACGCGCTGACCGTCTGACCCTGAAGGCCAGACGACAAGCCCAGCCCAGGCCCAGCCATGACCGAAGACCTCGCGCCCTTCTTCGCTGACTTCGCGGTGGACGCCACCGTGAACGGCGCGGCCGTGCGCGGGATCTTCGACAACGGCTTCGCCCTGGGCAGCGTCGGCATCGGCATGGCCGGCACGCAGCCCACGCTGCGCCTGCGCACCGCTGACGTAACGGCTGACCCTGTGGGCCAGGCCGTCAGCGTCAACGCCGTGGCCTACACGGTGGCGGCGCACGAGCCTGACGGCACGGGCGTCAGCGTGCTGATGCTGGAGCGCGCATGAGCATCATTGACACCGCCATCACCGCCGTCGTGGCTGCCCTGGGCACCGCGCCTGCGGTGGCCAACGTCGGCCGCGTGCGGCTGCGCCCGGTGTCGTCCAGCACCAGCACCGCTGTGGTGGTGCGCCCGGTGGACAGCCAGGTGCTCGAGGCCTCGGTGCTCAGCAGCCAGCCGATTACGTGGGACACGCGCATCGGCGTGGAGTGCTACGCCCGCGCTACTGCCGGCCAGGCGCCTGACGTGGCCGTGGACGCCCTGGTGTCCACCGTCTACGCCAAGCTGATGGCCGACCCCACGCTGGGCGGCGCCGTCATCGCCCTGCAGCCGCAGTCTGTGTCCTATGACTTCGACGCCGATGGCGAAAACACCGTCTGCGCCACCTTCGTCTTCACCGCCCGCCAGCGCGTGGCCGCCGCCACGTTCTGAACCCGTCACCCACTCGCTCACCCCCTGATTCACTGAAAGGAGCCCATCATGGCTTACTACTTCCCCGAAGGTTCTTCGATCCAGTTCTCGACCACCCTGGCCTCGGCCAAGACCATCTCTGCTGCCACCAACGCCAACCCGGCCGTGCTGACTTCCACCGCTCACGGTTACGTGACGGGCGACGAAGTGCTCTTCGTCTCTGGCTGGGAGGACGCGACGGATTCGGTCTACAAGGTCACCGTCATTGACGCCAACTCGTTCAGCCTGCAGGGCTTGAACACCAGCAACACCAGCTTCTTCCCCGCCAGCAGCGGCACGGGCACCACGCAGAAGCTGTCTGCCTGGTCGGCGGTGCCGCAGGTGCTGAACATCTCCACCAGCGGTGGCGATGCACGCTTCACCACGGTGTCGCCTCTGGCCAAGCGCAACGACATCAACGTGCCCACCGGCTTCAACGCCCTGAGCATGACGCTGACCCTGGGCCATGACCCTTCCAACGCCACGTACCAGACCATGCTGGACATCAGCCGCACGCTGAGCAAGGTCAGCTTCAAGCTGGTGCTGGGCGGCGGCGGCACGATGTACGGCCACGGCTACATGAGCGTTGCCGAAGCGCCCACCCTGGCCCGCAACCAGGCCAACCAGGTCAACGCCGCCATCACGGTGCTGGGCCGGGCCATCAGCTACAGCTGATGACGCAGGGGCCCGCCGCGGCCCCGCCTGAACCTTTCAGCGCGGCAGGCCGGTGCGCACCCCGCACCGGTCGGCACGTCGGCCCCGAACGTGCCACGCCGCGCTCCCTTCCAACCTCGGGCAGAACCAATCGGGCATTCACATGGGCATCAAGATCGTCGTTTCCAACCTCGTCAAGTTCAAGGTCAAGGGCACCATCAAAGACGAGGCCGGCACAGACCAGCCGTTCGACTTCCACCTCACCTGCCGCCGCCTGGACGCAGACCAGATCAAGACCAAGCTGGCTGACAACAGCGAAACCAGCGTGGCCGATTTCATGCTGGAAGTGATCGAAGACTGGCAGGGCGTGCGCGATGCGGACGACCAGCCGATGCAGTTCACTGAGCCCGCCTGGCGCCAGCTCTGCAAGATCCCTGGCGTCTCCCTCGTCGCCTTCCGCACCTACCTGGCCGAGGTGGGCGCGAAGGAAAAAAACTAGCTGCGCTCGCCCGGGAACTGGCCGAACACCACAGCCGCGATGCAACATCCAGCGCACCCCCACCCGGCAGCGCCTGGGCTCAAGCCCTGGCAGGCCTGGGCACGCTGGAGCCCGAAGCCCCGCCCGAGCGCAGCGCCTACCTCTGGCCTGACAACGTGCAAGCCTGGGCCTGCTGGCAGGGCGTGCAGACCCAGTGGCGCACCGGCATGGCAGGCGCCACAGGGCTTGACTACGCTGGCGTGCGCGCCCACCTGGACGAGCAGCCCGACATCGAGCGCGAAGCCCGCCCAGACATCTGGCGCGGCATCCAGGCCGCAGAGCGCGCCACGCTGGAAGTGTGGGCCGAACAGCGCGAGCGCGAGCGCGACGAACAGCAAGCCGCACAGCACCCCGCTGCGCGCGTCAGCCCGCTGAGGTAACGGCATGGCCACCAGCGAAATCGGCATCAAGATCGGCCTAGCGGGCGCGGAATCCGTCACCAGCGGCCTGCAGCGCGTAGGCGTCAGCATGGGCCAGCTCAGCGGGCAGGTGGACACCGTTCGCAACGCGCTCTCCACCCTGGCCCCCACGCTGGCAGGCGCCCTCACCGTGGGCGGCCTGGTGGCCTTCGTGCGGCAGACGGTCAACGCCGTGGACGCCATGAACGACCTGGCAGACGCCACCGGCGCCAGCATCGAGGAAATCAGCAAGCTCGACCAGGTGGCCCGCCGCAACGGCGCCAGCCTTGACCAGGTGGGCGGCATGCTGGTCAAGTTCAACGCCCAGCTCAAGGCAGCGGACGGCAAGAACGGCGCCAGCATCGCCCTGGAAGCCATCGGCCTGAGCGCCGCCAAGCTGCGCCAGCTGGACCCGGCCGAAGCCCTGCGCCAGACGGCCGTGGCCCTGGCCGGGTTTGAGAACGACGCCAACAAGGCCCGCATCACGCAGGAGCTGTTCGGCAAGAGCGTGCGCGAGGCTGCACCGTTCCTGAATGACCTGGCCGAAGCTGGCGAGCTCAACGCCAGCGTCACGGCGCAGCAGGCCGCTGAGGCGGACAAGTTCAACAAGCAACTGTTTGCCTTCCAGGCCAATGCCGGCGATGCAGCGCGCGTCATCACCCAGGAACTGCTGCCCACGTTGTCGGCCATCGCAGCCGAGTTCAACCGCACCAATGCCGCCGGCGACACCCTGGCCAAGTTCTTTGGCACCGGGCTGAAGGTGGTGCTGGAGACGCTGGCTGTGCTGGCCGCCAATGTGGCTTTCGTGTTCAAGGGCGTCGTCCGCGAACTGGGCGGCATCACGGACCAGATGAAGGCGCTGGCCAAAGGCGATTTTGCTGGCTCTAGCGCCATACGCAAGACCCTGATTGAAGACTCCATCCAGGCCCGCAAGGAACTCGACGCGCTTGAGGCCCGCATCATGGGCGTGCAAAACACCATGCGCGCCACTGATGCACTTCGCGCCCGCGAAGACCGCGGCTTTGTGCCAGGCCTTCGATCCGCCGGGGATATCGCCGCCGACGAAGCCCGCCGCAAGGCTGCGGAGCAAGCCTCCGTCGCAGCCGCCAAGGCCCTCGACGACGAAGCCAAAGCCATCGGCGAAGCCATCAAGCAGCGCGAGAAGTACCTAGAAACCCTCAGCGCCGGCACCGACAAGATCGCCAAGGAAACCCAGGCCCTGGCCGACCAGGTGGCGCAGGTGGTGCTGGGCAAGCAGGCCTTCCAAGACATCATCGACGCGCGCGAGGAAGAGCAAGCCGTCATCCTCGAAACCCAGGCCGTCCGCGCGCTGGACCGCAACCTGGACGCCAAAGAGTTTGATTCCCTCAAGGCCCAGGCGCAGGCCATCCGTGACCGCATCAACGCCCGCAAGGCCCTGGCCACGGCCACCGTGGAAGCCACTGACCGCGAAATCATGGCCCGCCGCAGCGCCTTCAAAGACCAGGACGCACAGGAAATCATCGACACCGAGCGCCTGAAGAACTCGCAGTCCATCATCGACGCCATCAACCGCGAAACCGAAGCGCTGCAGATGAGCAACGTGGAGCGCGAGGTCACCATCGCCCTGCTGGCGGCTGAGGCCCGCGGCATCAAGGCCGGCAGCTACGAGTATGAGGAATACGCCAAGAACATCCGCGCCGCCATCGTCAACCGCGAAACCGTGCGCGCCAGCATCGAGCAGACCAAGACCATTGAGCAAGAGTGGCGCCGCACCAGCGACCAGATCGGCCAAAGCCTGACAGACGCCCTGATGCAAGGCGGAAAGTCCGCCTGGGAATACATCAAGGGCCTGTTCCGCAGCATGGTGCTGCGGCCCATCATCCAGGCGGCGGTGAATCCGCTCGTCGGCAGTCTCGGCGGTGGTGGTGGCGGCGCGCTCAGCACCCTGGGCAGCATCAACAGTCTGGCCACGCTGGGCAGCGTCATCACCGGCAGCGTGGCCAGCAGCATCGGCAACGTCATCGGCACGGCCGGCACCCTGTTCGGCAGCAGCGCGCTGACGGCCTTCTCGGCCGGCATGAAAGGCGCCACCCTGGCCCCGGGCCTGATGGGGCCCACCACCGTAGGCGCGAGCGGCGCCATGGGCGCGGGCGCTTCGGCGGCCGCCGCCATTCCCTACGTGGCCGCCGCCCTGGCCGTGGCCAACGCGCTGGGCGTCTTCCGCAGCCGCAGCATCGTCGGCGGTGGCCTTACGGGCACCCTGGGCATGGGCGACATCCAGAGCTACGACCTGCAGCGCCGCGGCGGCACGCTCTTCAGCGGCCCCGAATACAGCATGGTCAACCGCCAGACCAGCACCGAAAGCGCCGCCATCCAAAGCGCCTTCGAGGCCCTGCGCACCAACGCCGCCAGCATGGCCGAAGCCCTGGGCCTGAGCAGCACCGCCGTCAAGAGCTTTACCACCACACTCGGCACCGACATCACGCAAAACGACATCGGCACGCGCGGCATCAAGCTCGATGGCCTCACGCCCGAGCAGGCCGCCAAGAAGGTGGAAGAAGCGCTGGCCGCCGCGAACGAAGACCTGGCCGCCTTCGTGCTGGGCGCCAGCCGCACCGTCACCGAGTCCATCACCACCACGGTGGAGGACTGGGAAAACACCGAGGGCGGAACCGTCCTTCGCGGCTACCTCACCCAGGTAAGCGAAGTCACCCGCACCATCGAAGCCACCGGCACCAGCTACGCCCGTGCCGGCGAAACCAACGTCCAGACCCTCACCCGCCTGGCCGGCAGCCTGAGCACCATCAACCCCGCGCTCGAGCTGCTGGGCCTGAACCTCTACGCCACCAGCCTGGCCGGCGCCGACCTGGCCAGCCAACTGGCCGACGCCTTCGGCGGCCTGGAGAACTTCACCCAGGCCAGCGCCGCCTACTACGCCGAGTTCTTCACCGAGGCCGAGCGCACCGCCAAGACCACCGCGCAGCTCACCGAAGCCCTGAGCGGCCTGGGCCTGGCCCTGCCCACCACGCGCGATGCGTATCGGCAACTGGTGGAAGCGCAAGACCTCACCACCGAGGCCGGGCGCAAGAACTTTGCCGTGCTGGTGCAGCTCAGCGGCACCTTCGCCGGCATCACCCCGGTGGTGGAAGACCTGGCCGAGGCCAGCGACCAAGCCACCGAAGCCCTGCGCAGCGCTGCCGACATCCTGCGCGAGCGCCAGGGCCTGGAGCGCCAACTGCTGCAGCTCCAGGGCGACACCGCAGCCCTTCGGGCACTGGACCGCGCCGCGCTGGACGAGAGCAACCGGGCCCTGTTCGACCGCATCACCGCGCTGCAAGACAGCCAGGCCGCCGAAGCCGCCGCCGCCGAAGCCACGCGCACGGCAGCCGCCGCAGCCGAGGAAGCCGCCCGTGCCGCCGCCGCTGAAACCCAGCGCATCGGCCAAGAGCGCCTGGGCCTGGAGCGGCAGCTGCTCCAACTGCAAGGCGACACCGCCACCATCCGCGCCCTGGAGCGCGCCGCGCTGGACGAATCCAACCGGGCGCTGTTCGACCGCATCACCGCCCTGCAGGACAGCCAGGCCGCCGAAGCCGCTGCCGCCGAAGCCACCCGCACGGCCGCAGCCGCAGCCCAGGAGGCCGCCCGCGCCGCCCAGGCCGAGGCCCAGCGCATCGGCCAGGAGCGCCTGGGCCTGGAGCGCCAACTGCTGCAACTGCAAGGCGACACCGCCACCATCCGCGCCCTGGAGCGCGCCGCGCTGGACGAGAGCAACCAGGCCCTGTTCGATCAAATCAATGCCTTGCAAGACAGCCAAGCAGCCGCCGCGCAAGCCGCCCAGGCGCAGCGCGACTACGCGGCCGCCGTCGAAACCGCACGTAACAACCTCGAACGCGCCCGCGCCGCCGTGCTGAGCGCACAGTCTGGCGTGGACGCCGTGCGCGCCGCCGGCACAAATGCCTACCTGAGCGCACAAGACCGCGTGGCTGCCGCGCAGGGCCGCATCGCGGACATCACATCTCAACTGGCCGACCAAGCCCGCAGCGCCGCGCTCAGCCTGCGCGAACTGGGCGCCAGCCTGCAAGAGTTCGTGGCCGGCGAGTTCACCGCCCCAGATGCCGCCTTTGCCGGCATCCTGCGCAAAGCGCTGGGCGGTGACAGTGAGGCCATGCGCGGCCTGCCCGATGCCGCCCGCGCCGCCATCGACCTGGCCCGATTCAACGCCCGCACAGCCGCCGAGGCCGCCACCGAGCGCGCCCGCATTCTCTCCAGCGTGGCCGAAGTGGCAGCGCTGGCCGCCGCCACCGTGGTGCCCGCCGCCACCCAGGCCGACCCCATGCTGGTGGCCACGCAGGAACTGACCGCCGCACAAACCGCACTGGCCGACGCGCTGAGCGTGGCCAACGCCATCGGCGCGCCGCTGACGCGCCAGGTCGAGGACCTGCTGGTCCAGTTCAAGGCGGCCGGCGATGCGCTGACAAAAGCCCTGGCCGACCAAGCCGCCGCTGCTCAGGTGCTGGCTAACATCGAGCTCAACACGTCCAATACCGTCACCGAAGTCAAGAGCCTGTCAGGCATTGCGGCCAAAGCCGAGCTGGAAGTGCAACTGAAGGCCGTGGCCGAAAGCGTGCTGCCTGACGAGATCAAGGCGCTGATTGCAGACAAGGGCAAGACCTACACCGCCACCATCA